GTTATCGTTTTGTTAATATCACTTCAAGTTTAATCAGAGTATCTTGGCAACCTCAAGAGCCTTTTGATGCAACTTCTACACCTGTAGTAACAGCACCAGCTTTAACAGTTCCGTCAGCTAATACGATTGCTATCCCTGCAAATGGTGTAGCTGTGTTGGCTGGTATTCCACCTAACGCATGGTTTTTATCTAGTGCAGCTTCTAGTGTAGAGATCACGCCAGGCGAAGGACTAAACTAATGGCTAACTCTAATCAAGTTGCAAGTACATCAACTCAAAATATTGTACCTGTTCAAGCAGCATTTAATACTGCTGGTGCTTGTTTAGGATTAGTCGGCCCTGGTGGAGTTTACTTTTCACCACCTTTAATTGGTGATGTAATTACAGGTGCAACGATTGATAGTTCTGTAATTGGTGGTACAACACCATCAACAGGTAACTTTACTTCACTTAGTTTAGGTGGGAAAGTTATTGCATCTAATGTTGCACCTGCTATTGCTAGTGGTTTTGGTACAACGCCTACTATTACAGGCACTAATACTTTTGGTTTTAAAATAGTAGTAGGTACTGGTGGTGGTGCTAATGGTGTTATTACATTACCTGCTGCACCTACAGGTTGGGTAGTAACTGGATATGACACAACTAACTCTGCAACCATATTTATTCAACAATCAGCGTACACTACAACAAGTGCAACGATAGTTGGATATAGTATGACTACAGGTTTAGCTGCTAACTTTAGTGCTGGTGATGTTTTAATACTTACTGCTTCACCTTTTTAAAGGAATATTATGGCTGGCCCAAGTTCAACCGTAGACCAGAATCTACTGCCAGTACAGGCATATTTTGATGTCTATGGAAACTTTCAGACATTTATAGGTCAAGGTCAGCCATTCTTTGCTACATTTAACCCTAATCAATCAGGGTTACATATTACTAATAGTACGATTGATAGCTCTACAATCGGTGCTACAACACCCTCTACAGGTGTCTTTACTAACGTATTAGGCACTACAGGTCAAATCAGCACAACACCTAGTGCTAATATTGATATAGCTAATAAATTCTATGTTGATACTGTTGCTCAAGGGTTAGGCCCTAAAGCAGCGTGTCAAGTTGCTACTACAGTAAATCTCACTAGCTTATCGGGTCTATTGTTAATTGATACTTATCAAACAGTAGCCGGTGATCGTGTCTTAGTTAAAAATCAAGGTTCAAGTCAATTTAACGGCATCTATATAGCCTCTACGACTGCATGGAATAGAGCAACTGATATGGACGTATGGGCAGAAGTGCCTGGTGCGTACACAGTCATTCTAAATGGCTCTCAAGTAGGTACAGGTTGGGTATGTACATCTACTGCAACAGGTACAATTAACGTAACTGCAATTACTTTTGTTCAATTTTCTAGTTTAAGCACTTATTATGCAGGTACTGGATTAAGTCTTAGTTCAAATACTTTTAGTATTACGCCAGTAGGTACAGCAGGAACTTATGGTTCAGCAAGTGCAGTACCAGTATTTATTACTAATGCTAGTGGTCAAGTTACGAGTGTAACTAATACTTCTATTGCGATTGCTAATACTGCGGTAAGTGGCTTAGGTACAATGAGTACACAAAACGCTAACGCTGTAGCAATTACTGGTGGCACAATCAATACAGCAACAATAGGTCAATCTACAGCAGGGTTAATTACAGGCACAACAATAACGGCTAATACGCAGTTTACAGGTGCAGGTACAGGATTAACAGGTACAGCAACATCATTAAACATTGGTGGTAATGCTGCAACCGCTACAAGTGCTACAAGTGCAAGCTCAGTTACTAATAGTGCTACATTTAATAGCGGTGGCGCAGGTGGTGCATCACCAATCACTTTTAATGGCTCAGTCGCACAAACTATTTCATATAATACAATAGGCGCACCTAGCGTTACTGGTACAGGTGCTTCAGGTACATGGTCAATAGGTGTAACAGGTAATGCTGGCACAGTAACGAATGGTCTATATTCAACGGGTAGTTATTCTAATCCTACATGGCTAACTTCTATTGCAGGTTCAATAGTAAGTGGTGCAGTAGCGAGTGCTACTTTAGCCACAACTGCTACTAATATTGGTGGTGGTTTAGCAGGTTCATTACCCTATCAAACTGGTGCTGGTGCGACTACATTTTTAAGTTTAGGCACTACAAATTATGTTTTAACTGCTGGTGCTACTGCACCTCAATATGTAGCTCAATCTACTTTAGCTGTAGGTTCTGCAACGACTTCTACGACTGCAACTAATTTAGCAGGTGGTGTTGCTAGTAATATCCCTTATCAAACAGGCGCAGGTGCTACAAGTTTTATAGGTAATGGTACAGCAGGTCAATTTTTACAATCTAATGGCGCAAGCGTACCTACTTGGGCTACACCTGTTAGTTATGCGACTGTTACTGACGATACAACGACTGCTACGACACGTTATCCGTTATTTGCTAATCAAACTACAGGCAATCTTTCTACTACTTACACAAGCTCTACTAAGTATCAATACGTACCCTCTACAGGTACATTGACTGCAACTGTATTTAGTGGAAGTGGTGCAAGTTTAACTTCTATACCTAATGGTGCTTTAACTAACTCAAGCGTAACGATAGGTTCTACTGCTGTATCACTAGGTGCGACAGTTACTACTTTTGCAGGATTAACTTCTGTAACTTCTACTACTTTTGTAGGCGCATTGACAGGTAATGCTAATACCGCTACAAGTGCAACAACAGCGACTAATGCAACTAACGTAGCAGTAACAGACAATACAAGCTCTACAGCGACTTGGTACCCTACTTTAGTATCAACTACGACAGGTAATTTACCTATAACCACTAGCTCTACAAAGATTAGCTTTGTACCTAGTACAGGCGCATTAACTTCTACAAGTCATGTTTCTTTAGGTGCATTTAGTGGTACAGCACCTGCTAACGGGCTAGTAATGGATTATGTTACAGGCTATGGTAGATTTAGTGCTTTTGCAGGTGATGGTTATCAATGGTATAACGCAGGTGTAGGTACTACTAAATTAATGGATTTATCTTCAGCAGGTAATTTAGTAACAACAGGTACTATTACTGCACCTGAAGTGATCGCATCAAACGGATTATTTGTTAATAGTCAAACAGTAAGTGTAAACTATACAATTCCAACAGGTTCTAATGCTATGAGTGTAGGTGCAACTGTAGCAGGTGGTATAACAGTAACAGTACCTTCAGGCTCAAAATGGGTTGTATTATAAATTTAGGAGATTCACATGGCATCAATCATTAATGCAACGACAACAAACGGAGTAGCCATAAGTGCTGATAACTCTGGTATTTTACAACTCGCTACGAATAGTGGAACAACCGCAGTCACTATTGATGCTAGTCAGAATGTGGGGATTGGGACGAGTTCAATTGGTGCGCATCTTGATGTGACAGATTCAATTCAAATCAAATATACAGGTTCGTCCCAGTATGGCGCAGGTACGTTAATTCTTAAAAATAATGTGTCAACGGCAAACCAGCAGCAAGTGCGTTTGTTTAATCAAGTGGCGGACACAGGAAATACATATAGTGCTTTTAATATTTCGCAGTTCAATAGTTCAGGTGCTTTCGTTCAAGGTCTTGCTTCATACCAAATGGCTGGTGATTATTGGATATTTTCTACCGCTAACAGCGAACGTATGCGTATTGACTCTAGTGGTAATGTGTTGGTGGGTACTACAAGCCAGATTTATAGTGGCGCAAAACTTCAAATTAACGGCATTATTGCTGGCGTTGGTTATGGCACTAGAGCAGGCGCCACAGGTTCTTTTGGGACAAACGCATATTCGTATTATTGGACTGGCTCTGCTTTGCAAGCATGGATAGATTCAACTAATGTGGGAACTGTTACTTTAGTTTCTGATTATCGTTTAAAACAAAAAGTAGAAACGCAAGCTACCCCCGCACTTGAGCGAGTTATTCAACTCCGCCCTGTAACTTATGAGTTTAAAGACTATGGTGCAGTTTTTAAAGCTGACGGCGTTGCTCGTGAAGGCTTTATTGCTCACGAACTTCAAGCCGTTATTCCAAGTGCTGTTGAAGGTGAAAAAGATGCAGAAGGTCAGCTTCAATCTTTGAAGCTAGATGCACTTTGCTCAGTAATGGTCAAAGCCATTCAAGAACTTAAAGACATCATAGACCTACAACAAACTCAAATCACAGCATTAAACGCAAAGGTAGGGATTTAATATGGGTACTGTAGTGATTAATGGTTCAACTTCAGGTAGCTGTACGCTAACACCAGCAGCAGTAGCAGGTACAGCAACTATTACTTTACCTACAGTAACTGGCAATATGCTTTCATCTACAGGTGTAACTGCTTCTACAACTAATACTAATACTAACAAAATTGCAGTTAATATTGGCGGTACAGTTTATTATATTTTAGCTTCTACGAGTGCGACATGATTAATTACGTATGGAAAATATTAGAAATATCTGCTGAGAATGAGATAATCACTCATGCTAAATACTATGTAACAGCAAGTGAAGATGATAGATTAGTAGAAACAGAGGGTAACTGGTGGTTCAATTATCCTGTAACTATGCCTTTTGCAGAAGTAACAGAAGAAATGGTTGTATCATGGATTGAAAAAGAAACTATGAGAGATGGCATAAATATTATAAAATCTCGTTTAGAAGAACAATTAAATGAAATAAAAACTAATGGTACTGTTGTTGCACCTTGGTTGCCACAAGTATTTACGCCTACATAAGGAACTATTATGACAATGCCAATAGAGATTATTTCACGAGCATTAAAAGACATTGGTGCATTAGAATCAGGCGAAACACCAACACCTGATGCCACACAAGATGCTTTTGATATGCTCAATGATTTAGTAGATCAATGGTCTAATGAAGATATGATGGTCTACAATACGACTGAAATTATCTTCCCTCTTATTGCAGGTCAAGTTCAATACACGATAGGGCCTACACCCTCTACTGCTAACTTTATTGGTGCTGTATTTACAGGCTCAATTCAAGGTAATATTCTGACAGTAACAGGCATTACGAGTGGCGCAATTGCACAAGGTCAAACACTTAAAGGTACAGGCATTACAGCAGGTACTAAGATTGTTCAATTCTTAACAGGTGCTGGTGGTAACGTAAATGAAATCGGTACATACGAATTAAACATACCTTACATGACACCAATAGCTTCACAATCAATTACAGGCTATTACCAGAAGCCTTTATACATTGACCAAGCGTATGTAAGGGTAAACACTCAAAGTAACGGCCAACCTGTTTTAAATGGTGGTTTAGATTATCAAGTTAGTATCTTAGCTTTAGAGAATTATAATCAAATTGGCTTAAAGACACTTAACGGCCCTTGGCCTAAAGCACTTTATTACAATCCTAATGCTGTAACAGGTAATGTATTTGTATGGCCAAACCCTGCTCAAGGTGAGATGCACATATTCTCA